TCTGAACGGACGGGTCCGTTAAAAGTAGTGTTCGCCATTAAGTTGTCCTCACATGCGAGTTAAGTAAATCTGTCTGCATGTCGTCAGTCGGGCCTGTCAGATTTACCGGATAATCCCGATATGTATCAATACTGCATGATACCTTAAACGATGTCAAATAAAAAAGGGGAGCCTAGACTCCCCTTAGTATGCCGCCTTACTGATCTAAGCTCCGGGGCTTCCGAATATCCCAAGTGGGTCGGATACACCGAAGGAGTAACGCTCACGGGCTTTGTAGCGAGAGTTGCCCGTATCGAAGTCTGCATCCATAGATGTAGCCATCGGGGTACGAACAAAGTGCTTTAAGCCATTAGGCACGTCTGTCATCAAGAACCACGCATCGGTATCCGTCAAGTAATGGTTAATTGAATAACCTTGAGGGATAGCACCGTTATTGCGGATTGCATTGAGATCGTTGTCTGCCGTTCCTACTCGTCCCTCAGTCTCCAGCAAACGAGTTGCAACGAATTGCAGGTTTGAAGGAATAATGAGTTTAGTAGGTTGTGCAGCAATCAACAGGCCACGCTCATCAGTCCACTGCCCGATCTGAATAACAGCCGCTTCCAAAGAAGTTTCGTTAAGATCAGAAGCCGTGCTAGGACGGTTTGAGTTAGTGCCACCAGAAACAAGTGGGTGTGCAGTTGAACAAAGCGAGACACCATCACCATAAGTTTTGGTAGAACTAAACGCATCGTTCAATATTGCAGCAGCCTTGACTTGCTTGGTGTACGCCATTGCGCGAGCAAGTGCTTTGGTGTATCGGGCTGACAAAGTATCGTAGAGATTATCTTCGATAGCTTCTTCTGTCAAACTGAAACCCATTGCCACTGTTTCGTGCGTATAGCGAGCCGTGAACGCTTCTTGAGCATTATCATACTCAATTGCAGCACCTTCATTCTTAACAGGTGCGGCAGAGAAGCCAGACAACTTAGTTTCTTCTTCAAAGGAACGATCCGAGGTCTCTGTTTCATAGATCTCAGCGTGTTCCTCACCATACTTCGCGTACTCCAACCCAAACAAAGCGTTAAGGCCGGGAAGGAGTTCTTTAAGTAGTTGCGCTCTTGAAATAGCCATCTCTCAGACCTCCTTACGCAGTTCCGGTAGCATCGTAATACTCATGCTGACCGAAGTTGAGTTTAACAAGAACCTCTGGGTACTGCCTGAACACAAGAGTCGAGTTCAGTGTAGCAATCGGTGCTTGGTTAAGAACAAACGTAGTTGCTCCAGCCGAAGCAGCCGTATCTACAAAAGATCCAGAAGCAACGTAGTTACCACTACTATCTAATGATCCTACATCTGTACCAACCACCAGAGCTTGCGGCAATGCCGAACAAGTTACAGTAGCGGTAGAAATAGAAGCATAAGTAGCAGTGCCAAGTGATGTCATGCTATCTTCGACCACACTCAACATACGAAGCGGTAAAGCATCCGTAGTTGCAGGGGTGTCATCAGGAGCAAGAACAGCATTCTTGGAATTACCAGTAGAAGTGCTACCAGTGTTGTTTATCATGGCAAGGTTCTGTCCCACCATCGCTTGTGCGCCAGATGCAACAGTAGTAGTTGCAGAGCAGACCACTGCCTTGAAAACCAAGTCAGGATCATCAGCTACAATACCTACTATATCACCAGCCGCTGTACTAGCGGGATAGTTTTGCCTGAAGGTCTTTTGGTTCGTGTTTGGATCTGTATAGCTACAGCCCAAAAATACACCTACTACAGTGCCAGCCGTACCAGTGGTAACACTGATCCTCTGTAGATTTCCTCTGGTTAGAGCCACTAAATCTCCATAAAAGATTCCAGTGCCCAAGTTATTAAGGATAGGATATTCACGAGTAGACCCAGCATACGCCTGACCTCCGATGAGGTTTACAGGCTTTAGCCCGTATGGGGCATCTATCGTTGGATAAGCCATTTTACTTTCCTCAAAGTAAAGTTTTAATTACACCCCTTTACCGAAAGTAACTTTAGTTTTACGATCATTAAAAAGAGGCATTCGTGGATCGTTTTCGCGCATGAGGTTGTTATCGACTGACTCCATCTGAGATTTAGTTTGATGTTCGTAATAATCTGTACGTTCTTCAACTAACTCCTCTGGAGCCTTACAAAGCATTAACCCACCAATTACTATGTTATCTTTAAATCGCTCCTGTTCTACAGTGACCATAGTAATTTCAGGATGATCCGTTGCTTTCACGGGTTCCCAACCTTCACGTAATTTAGAAGAAACATTAGGGGCATCAACATTACCCTGTGTACTTACTCGTATCCAGCGAAATGCATAACCCGGCTCTTCATTAGGTGAAGGCAATACTTCTGGCCTCTTCCAAGCCTGTTTACGGGCCGTTTTCTCACGGGTCGTGTTTTCACGGTCAATTCTGTTTTTAGCCATTACGTTTTCCTCATTTCCTCTGCAACCTTTTGGGCGTATAATTCTAAAGGAACTCCAAGTTTCTTAGCGATAGCCACCTGTGTCGAAGTTAGTCGAACCTTTTTAGGTGCTGTGCTCCGCGTAGCGGGTGCGACTACATTAGGCTGTCGTTTAGTTTCTTGTTCTTCCTCTACAATGTCTTCATCAAACTGTTCTGGGAACAACTTCCGCATACGAGAATTTATAGTCTCGTAGTATTCATCACTATTTGGGTCGATATTATCCGAAACAAGTTTCTCATGCAACCCCATTGCATAACCTGTCATTTCTTTATCAGAACCAAACCACGGGTTTTCTTTTGCCCATTCTGCGGCTCTTTCATCAACTGGTTGCGATGTTGGTGCTTTAGGAGTTTCTTCACTCGTCTGCAAAGCACTAGGTTCAAAGTTTTTAAGTCTGTCTACTTTTATATTAGCAGCAGTTAACTTTTCCTGTGCTTCAACTACCTTATCTGCATCACCTGCTTCGTAGGCTTGTTTATATTGGCGTTTAGCGATAAGCATTTCGCCAGCAGCAGTTTTCTTAGCTTGTTCTAAAAGAGCCTCTTGGTTTTTATCTACAGTACCTTTAAGCTCTTTATTTTCTTCAACTAATTGTTTTGCATATCTTTCAAATTCTTCTCTTTCCCGAAGAGCAGCTTCTTTAGCTCGTCTTTCATCATGGTAACCTTTACTAAAATGTTTGATTCGGTTACGTACTTTGTCAGAATAATCTTCCAACTCCTCATCTGTAACCTCACTCGGAGGCTCAGAAGGCTTACGGTTACGGTCAGCTTTAGGTACATCATCCACAATTTCGATTTCAAGTTCATCATCACTCTCCTTCTTAGCGTTAGAGGGTTTCTCAACTTTTTGTTCACTTGCAGGTTCTACCTCAACTTCCTTATCTTCTCCTTCAGGAAAAGTATACTCGACTTTTTGAAACGCCATCTTTAACTCCTTACACTCGTGTTATGCCGCGAGGATCGGCTACAACTGCTTCGATTGAATCGTCATTCATCAGACGATATTCTTTACCACGTACTTTAAACCTTGTACCTGTGTTCATGCGGAACATTACATAGTCTCCCTGTTTACACCAAGGTCCACTAGGAAAACGATCTTTATCAGAATAGGCTTCTTCACCCACATCTAACACAAGACCAATAGTAGACATCACAGTATCCAGATGTATTTCTTTACTAGACTTAATAATGCCACTATCACCAAATGTTTCTTCAACATCCGGCATTGCAATTAAAAGTCTGTATCCTACAGGTATGGGTAACTCAAGTTCTAAATCATCATCTATTAAAGATTGTTGCATTGGTTCAGTCATCATCATCTTCCAAGAAATTGCGCGAAAGGTCATTAACATGATTTAAACAGGCATTCAGACCTCGGATCATACCTGTTATTTCTTTATACTGAGGAAAGTCTTTTGCTCCCCCACTACTTAAAAATTCTGATGCAGAAGATTTATCTTCTTCGATTTTATCTCGTAGCACGTCAAAGACGGTTTTAGCCATAAATTACCTCTTAGCATTTTTAATTAAATCCACGTCTAACTTTGCTCCTGTCTTTTGCATATCAAGTTCTAGCTCTTTCTCATCTAAAGCGACTTGAGCTAAATCTACTTGTGCATCAACTTGGTCTTTTGTAACTTTTCTCTGCAACTCAGCTTGTTTAAGCTGTGCGTCTGTTTGATCTTTTTGTGTTTTGCGCTGTACTTCAGCTTGTTTAACTTGCAATTCTGCTTGTTGTAACTGGAATACAGGATCTTGTGTTTGCGCTTGCGCTTGTGCTTGCGCTGCTTCTTTCTGGTGTTGTTGAGTAAGTTCTTTACCTGCATCAGCTACAAGACTAGCTAAATGAACTTCAATCTCTTCAGGTAATTCTTGGTTAGGTTTAGGTAATGGTACACCTATCTTATCTTCTATTTGTTTACGATATTTAAATCCAAGATGTTCTGCTATGTGCGCTTGGAGTGCAGCGTTTATATTTTTTGCTTGGGGATTCTGAGCAATAGTTTGGGCTATAGTTGGATCTTGTATAAACGCTTGGTGTGCTGCTATGTGTGCGTCATGGTCTTGATAAATAAACGCTTTTAGTGGTGTGCCGTTCAAAGCATTCATATTTTCACTTACAGGATCTACGGGTTTAATATCATCTTTAGTAGGCACAAGTTTATCTGCGTTCTTTATACCTAACACTTCAATCATCTGGCGATGTAACTGTGGTAGATCGTAAATCTGTGGAGCTTGTTGTGCCATCTGCAATACTGCTTGATACTGAACCACACGTTGTGCCATCGTAGAACTATTAGGATCACTAACAGGTATAACATCTACCATCATGTAGTCAGATTTACGTGCTGTTATGGCTCCACGAAATGGCTCATACCCATACTCTGCCGGAGCGTACTCACCTATTATGGTTTTGAGCATTTTGAACTCTTGCTTCATAGCATAGTGAACACGGGCCTGTACCGCTGCCATCGGCTTCAAAGTTCTTTCAAGTAAAGCAAGCGTTGTTCCCACAGGTGCATTAGCTGACATATCAGATATGTTCATATCACTGATTGCGCCTAGCCTACGACCTTCATCAGTTATCTGGTTAAGAAGTGCAAGAAGTGTTTGACTAGGTTCCTTGTATGGCAGGGGCATAATGTTTTCACGGATACTGCCTGATGGCACATCCACATCCTTGAACTCCCCCGGCTCTATGGGAGTGTCATCACCTTTGATCCGTAACCCACGAGATTTCAAACCGCCCGGAAGGTTAGCCAGTGTTCCAGCGTCTACAAGCTGTCTTATGAGAGAAGTACCTGCTTTAGCGTACCCCCCTATGATATGTATTAGTCCAAGGCCATAGAAGCCAAATCCGGGCACATAGACATAATGTACAAAGTGTTGACGTTTCAACATTAGAGGATCATCAGGATTCCAATTACGTCTTATGGCTA